AACTTAAAACCTAAAAACTTTAACAGTTTTAAATGTACTGTATTTCTACAGTCTACTATGTTCCACAATAGAGGCTCTTCACGGCTATCGACATACCGTTTGGCTTCTCTTGCAAATGTGATGGGATAACGATGAATTTCTGGAGTGCATAACATCCAGATAGCTCCACCGTCTCCTACTCCGGCTAGTCCGGCAGTCTTGCCGTCAGGGACTGTGAAATACACAGCAGAGCCTTCTTTAGCGACCATAGGTAGAAACACCCTCGGATCAAGTCCGTGGCCTTCTGTGACCTCTCTGTAGTCTTCTAAGCGTAGGTTAGAGGCTACCTCTGTGGCAGCCTCAATAGTAATTGGGTGTATGTAATTAGGCACGTTTGTAAAATAATGGTGAATAGTCTCCCTCCCATGCCATTGCTCTTAGGGTAGCTGGAGCTGGGTGACTTGATTTAAGTGTAATATCTACGTTTTTATTTTTTTCGTAAACAGGTATAGTTTTAATATACTCTTCTAAATAAGGTGCATCTGATGCTTCATATTCATCTAACAGTGGTGATTCATGTATTTCTGTATAATCAGATTTACCCACACGAGTCAGTGTAGTTTCGTAAAGACCTATCTTACCAAAGTGTAATTTGAGTCTATGTACAATAAGTGATGAATTAACGTCAGCAAAAGATTTCTCCCCTGAGATTTTTTTGGGGTAAATTCTAGGAAACTTAACAAGATACTCGTATAAATAACCTATAGTAAATGATCCTGTAGACCAGTCTCCGGGAACTGTGAAGTCATCTGCATTAATTACAGTAGGTAAAGCATACCTTGCTAATCGAGTTGAGTTAGTATTTAAGTCAATTATAGCTAGAGAATAGTTAGGTGAAGTAACTTGATCTATCCAGTCTGATTGGTTAGTAAATGTTGTTAAGTTTGTACTTGAATTATATACTCCGTTACTCACAGTAGTATGATTATCTAGGTGTATCTGATAATTAACATCATCCTGTGTAATAATAGGATCATCGTCTGATTGTACAATTTTTAGACTTTGTAAGAAGTTATCTGTATCTAAAAAGAAATATTCGTCATTTATAATAAAATGATACAGTAATGGGTTGTTTAATTTCCATTTAAACCATGCTTGTTGCTGTCGTTTATCACCTATAGCTAAATATTTATAACCAAATACTATGTCAGAATTAGTTTTACCTATCAATATAAGAGAGTTTTCTCGTGAATTAGTAAGTAAATCTAGATTTTTGGGTAATAATGTAGGTACTAGCTTACTAATTTCTACGACATCAGGCTCTCCTTCTCTAGATGTGTTAGCCATTTCATTTAATCGACTAAATTTACCAGAGTTGTCAAGGTAAGATATAGTAGTACCTAGTGATATAGGAGATATATCTTTATTATAATTAAATGTAGATACACTACGCAGCTTTGCTGTATCTGGATTTAGCACAGTATCATCTGTAGATAGTAAAAACTGTTGGTTTGTACTAAATACTAGCAGTCCAGCATTAATTTCTATACCATCAAATATATCAGATGGAAACATAGAGGCAGCAGATATGTCTATAGGGTCACTAGCAGATACAGTAAGAGCTGATTCTATAAAGAAATCAGGTGTACCTAGTGTACCGGGGCGAGATAATATGACGTTTTCGCCTGCTAATAATGCTAATCTGTTACGGAAAAACAGTACTTTGTTGATACGTTTACCTACAAAGGTAGGCACAGGGTTAGTATTATCATCTCCTACTCGTCTATCTTGGTATGTAAACTGTTTGACAGTAAATGTAGTTGTAGCTGTACGTTGTATAACCAACGGCATATTAGTTAAGGTTTTAGCTATACCCGGCTCTGCACATTCAGACCATGCACCGGCACCATCTAGCTGATTTTCTCCAGTAAATCTAAGGTAGTAATCATCTTCATCAGACATCCTAGCATTAGATACTTTAACTATATATCCATGTCTGCACTGATTAGGCAGTAATGTAACATCATTAACTGATTTCTGAAAGACTCTCATAAGATCTTCTTCAGCTATTTCTACGTTAAATGGGTTAGCACTGGATAGATAGATACCCGGTCCGATAACTTTAGCACTTATACCAGCCGGTAAATCATCAACAATACCAGCTAATATAGTATCAGCCGTTACAGCTGTATCAGCATCAAATGGTGTAGGAGCTGGACGTATGAGACCATCGCCTGCACTAGATAATGTAGCTTTAACCTGTGTAGTTTCTATTTCTGTGACAGTAACTTCTATGTATGCTTGACCGTCAGAGCTGTTAGCAGTAGCTGCATGCTCGGGTTCTACACGTATAACATCACCGACATCCCAGCCTTCTCCACCATGAAGTAATACAACTTCTAGGTTGTAGCTACATCTGTAGTTCTGTCCACCCGGTCCGTTAGAGCTGGCACTATAGTTAGGGCTAACACCTTGCTGACCTAGAGCTGTAACACGAAATGTTAAGTTATTTTTACCTGATGTTAGGGTTGTACCACCACTGTTTTTAACATGTACTATATTTTCATTAGCTCCGTAACTAGACTTAGCTGTTACAGCATATACTTCAGTACCTATACCGGGGCAGTGACCTGAGCCATCTCCCTCGTCATAGTTATTACCTGTAATCTTAACTTTAGTAGCTCGCTTTACAGTAGTGAGGCTAGAAGTAGCAGAGCTATCGTATATATTAATACCGTATTGACGTCCATTTTCTGTTCGTAGTAGTTCGACCATAGCACAGTGAGCTTCTGGTCTACCATCTGTAGTTCCTGTTGTACCTATTAAAGTATTAGCATTAGAACTATCACGACTGCTAACAAAGGTAGTGTCGTTGATAGTAAGGAATTGTAAATTTTCTGGTTCACTTGTTGCGAGATAATCTGTGATAGCTGTTTGACCACCTGTACCATAGGCTGTAGTCATCAGCTGTCCGTCACTACAACGCCAGACTCTGACTTGTCCGTCAGCTGCGACTTGACCTACATAAGATCCTTCTGTCTCATCACGAAAGTAATGAAACCAAGAACCGCCACTCTGTACATTAGAGAGGGGTGCAGTTCCTATACGTTTTGCACCCGGTCTTTTATATAGTCCAAGTGTAATATCAGGTATTGCATTTACAATATCCGTTAGCTGTCCTTGGAATTTTAAGTGATCTGGTTGTTCTGAAATGCCCGAGACAAAGCTAGGGATAGTTTGTGTAATGCCTGCCATTATCTTCTAATGTTTCTCCATGGTTGATAAGTTGTGTATGCTGTATCATCTTCAAATCCAAACATACTATGATTACCCTGATTGCACTCATACTCCATAAGAGCAGCACGTGCTAAAGATTCTTGCTGTCCTAATAATTGTACAAGTTGTGGGTTAGCTACAAGCTGTGTAGCTGCCATACGTGAGGCTCTATAAGTTATGTATCTTTTAAATACAGGAGGTAGATCTTCATAGTTATATAATCTAATCACATCCAACTCGATTGAGTCAGCCATGTCAGTAAAAACATCAGTGTGCTTGATCTTGTCATACAAGTATCCTCCACGTCTGACAAAGTTATAATGTCTTCTGCTCCAGTTGTCTGGTAAATCTATTTTAACTATGTCATCTGATATAGCTATTTTGTTTGTAACAGAATCTTTGTTAAATGTTACGTGACGTTCTCTGTTAAAATGCCAGCCTTCCGCCTGTGTGTCAACATTTGCATCACGTAGTAGATTGTATATGAATTGTATTTCTGGGTTAGCGTTAGTTATTGATCCAGTAGTAGGATCTTTTAATTGTGTTATTGGTGCTTGACCTATGCTACCCAGTATAGAGTTCACTGCGGATAGTTCGGTATCGGTGTCAATAGTTGTGGTAGCCATAAGAAAAAAAGGGAGCCGAAGCCCCCGTATAAAAATAAAAATTAACCAAATGCTGTTGGTGCTGTGTTTGTACCAGCGTACAATTCTACAGCAGCAGCTGGGTTTAAGAAGTCTGCACCCATAGCAAGTCTTCCGAGGATTACATCACCTTGGTAAACCACTGAGATGTCTCCACTTGTTACTTGAACTTGTGGTCCGATTGCTTCTACAACTCCAGCAGCTTCCTTTTGGAAGATTAGTCCGCAAGAGTTGTTGAACTTAGCCTGTTGTCCGTAGTCGTTAACAGTAACGTTATGATCGTCACCCATTGCTTCTCCTACGAAGTCGCCAGTTCTACCGGGGTCTGTTACACCGGGAGTTGTGCCGTCAGCAGCACCGTACTTAGTACCGAATCTACCAAAGAATGGTATGTTCATTGACTTGTAGATCTTGATTCCAGCGATTTCAACGATGCCGTTACCTGTTTGTAATGCGTCACCTGTCTCGTCTCTGTTGATAAGACCATTAGAACCTGTCTCTTGGATAAGTTCGTAGTACTGTCTTGGGTTAAGTACACCTACTCTACCTTCGCTAGAAACTCCTTTCTCATCTAGTGCAGCAGCTGCATCGTAGAAAGCGTTGATTAGTGAAGTAGCAACATAAGCTTGGTCAGCGTTAGAGCCTGCTGCTCCAACTTTGATCTGAGTTCCGCCGGGCTCTACAAAGTTAGACTTTGTGATTGGGCTAGCTTTTCTAGCAGCCTTAGCGATAGATCTGAAGATCTTTCTGTCGTACTTTTCAGCAAGAGCATATCCGATCTTCTTGGATATTTCACCA